CATTAACAATGGTACTGCCTGGATATTGATGCATTCAACCATTGCTTAAAGCGTGTTGCCAATGATTGATAAAGACCCTGCTACTTATGAGCTTGCTACCTGGTTATGGGTCATCATTCTTTCAGCATGGGGCGGTATTGCCAGCTATGTACGGAAAGTGCGTTGCAACATTATTGCCCGTTTTTCAATCGTTGAGATCGTTGGCGATATTGTTATATCGGCTTTTGTCGGAGTGATCACATTTTTACTGTGTGAGTCGGCGGCGATCCCTCAAGGGTTATCAGCCGCCATTATCGGCGTATCGGCGCACATGGGCAGCCGGGCAATATTCGCTTTCGAATTGGCCGCTGACCGTGCATTTAGAAAATGGCTTGATGAAAAAAACCAGTTTGGAGAAAAATGAATATGTATAGATTAATGGGGCGCATTATTGAAACATTAGTCATATTAGTGCTGCTGGTTGTCCTGGTTTATATCTTGCTGTCTTCTTTTGAAGCGATGGCCGATGAAAAACCGCATTTATTCGCATCTGATCAGGTTTGCCAGGGTTATGCCGCAAAATCCACGCCTGATTTGGATCGTTGCTTAAAGTGCGTTCAGTTATCCGGGTTCTGGAATTTTGGCACTGTTCCAGTACATAACACCATTTTTTTTGTGCATGGTGTGCCTGTCAGCGATGAGTTACATACTATGGGTATCACTCAATCTATACCCGCTATGCTTGGACTCTGCACAAAAAAACTTGAAAAAGACTTTAACGCGCTGGGCGGCAATCCGCTCGGTTATCAATAAATTTCGATAACGGTTTTAACTGAAGTAGGACATCCATGAGCAAGATAAAACGAACATTAATAACCGGTGAAACAAGCGTGGTGATTGATTGCAATGGCGTTAAATATCCCGCTTCAGTCACTCTGAAATCTTCTGATGCAACGCGCAAAATTGAGTTTTCAACCAATGACGGGCTTGAATATTTCACCCCGCAAATCGATATAACTACTGCCACTATGCGTGTTGTGGCGGTTAACGCACCAATAACAAAGATCAGAGTAACCGGTGTTGTGGGTGACGTTCTGGCGGTGGCCTACTAACATGAGTTATCCAGTAGATTTGACTATCGGAACGGTAGTATCACCTGTTTATAACAGTGATGGAACACTGGCATCGGCCACTATTTCAGGTGTTGCTTATACGTTTACCTATGCAAACGGTAAGCTTGCAACTGTGGTCGGTGGCGGTGTCACGAAAACCTACACATGGTCGAACGGTAAGTTAGCGTCTGTGGTAATATCATGACGACCTATTACATCTCGAAAAATGGTAATAATGCCAATAGCGGGCTGTCATTGGCGCTCGCCAAGCGCACAATGTTTGATGCAGGTGCGAATTTAGGCGCTCTCGAAGCGGCAAGCAGCGGCGATACGATTCTTTTTGATGATGGCGTATATGTTGACTCAGAGATAGAAAGCTCGGCCGGCGTCGCATGTATTGTTACAGCAAAAGGTATAGCTATAGACTCGGTTAATCCCTATGGAGCAACTATTGCCTCATCATCTACAGGTGATTCAATCGTCAAAACATCTGGAAGTTTTTCTGGATTAACTCTGACTTTTGGAAAAATAACATTATCAGGTTATGGCGGGTACCTACCGCCTATCGGTATTAAATTTTCTCCAACAGCAACAGCCACTTTAGATTTGGGCGGTGTTGTTATTAATGCTGTATCGACTCGCAGCGTCTACCTATCGCAAGCCAATACGGTTACTGTTACGATCAGAGGTGATGGAGTCACAATTAATGATAGTCCTGCCGCTATCTATGCCCCAACACTGGGGCCAGCTGATATATTATTAAAGAATGTAAAGTGCATAAATAATGCTGTGACTACCAACACCGCCGCAATTTATTTAAAAGCCACAGCCGCAGGGTCAAATATACAGATTATTAATCCAGTTATTAACTCTAACCTAGCTACTGCATTTCCAGACGCAACCTATTCGGCTATTCAAATAATCAGTAGTGATAACGCCCTAGTTTACAATCCATTTGTAACACTAACGACTGATTCTGTTGCAGCAGGTCACGGCGGCGGTTATGGTGTAGAGATGAAATCTGCTAGTACAACAATTACCGCGCACAATAACCGTATCATCGGCGGAACGATCAATATTGACGTTTTCGGCGGAATTGGTGCTTTAGTTGGGACGGATGGTGCGACCGCTTACGATAATAAATCTAATTCCTGTGTCATTAAGGGCGTGACCGTTAATTGTGGTTCAAAGTTTGAAGGCGCTGGCGGTCATGGAGTTATGGGCGGCAATAATACCGGAACCCTACTCCAAGGCAACATTGTTAAAGGCGCAAGCCTTGGTGTATTGTTAAAGGCAACAACAACAGGCTTAATCATTGGCAACAAAACCTATAATTGCACTGGTAAGCATATTTACCTTAAAGGATGTACATCATGCAATGTAGAGAGCAATGAGTCGTATCTTGCCACAACTGATACAGGTAGCGCTCTATACTTTGGTGTAAATATCGCAACTAATAACGCAACTTGCTTAGCAAAAAATAATATTATTGTTGGTAGTGGTGTTATAGCTGCCAAGTATGTAACAAGGGATGCATCGCAAGACGTTACACTATCTAACAACCTATATATCACTGATTCAGATGCAACACTACCGGCAGCAGTAGCCAATGTCGGTGCAACCGACTATGCAACAGTAGCCGCGTATTTGGCAGCAGTTGAGGCGAATGGCGGTAATTTATCCGAGCGGCCTAATATATCAATTCTGGAATGTAATGCATCAGGTTTATTTATTTCGCCTGTTCCAGGCCTGCACATTCCTATTTAAATAAAATGACCTTTTCCAGCCAATTCCCCAACAAATCTATCATCGACACCCTGGGCGACGATGTGATCTATACGGCATTTGGCGGCAGTCCAACAAGCATTAAAGCCATCGTCAATTATGGTGTTCAGCAAACCTGGGCAATAGACGCCTATGTTCCAGAACAGCAAGTAACAATAGAAACACTGAAAGCAGAAACGCCGGCCATAGCCAAAAATGACACTTTTATCCACAACGGCAAAACATTAACCGTAGATGCGGTCCTCGATGATGATGGTTATGTTATTAAGTCGGTGGTGCATTAATGTCCACCAGGATACAGATTAATGAACGGCAGGTGCAGGATATTCGCAATTTGTTGGGCAATATTACCAACGGCGCAGAGCGGGCCTTACGTACCGCGTTAAACCGCACGCTTGACGGTGCGGTGACACTGACCGCAAAGCGCATTGGTGAAACAGTCACGCTTAAATCAGCGCTGATTAAAAGCAATATTACCAAGGAACGGGCAACGAATTACGAACTTGGCGCAATGATGCGAATGCGTAGCAAGCGCATACCATTAGCCGCGTTCAGCACGAATCCAAGCGCGGCCAATTCGCAAGCACGAGCCACAGGAAATGGCGTATCGGTCAAGGTTTGGAAAACCCGCCCGACTGTACGTTTTAAACACGCTTTTTTTGCCCGTATGCCTAACGGTTATATTGGCCTGTTCGAACGCCAAACAACCAAGCGCTTACCGATTAACGAACTAGTAGGACCCTATTTGGCATCAGTTTATGAAAATACGCCCGGCCTGGGCGCAGAAGTCGAGCAAACTTCAGCCGAGCGCTTAGCGCGGGAACTGGATCATCAAGTGACTTATTTATTAGGATTGAACAGTGAGTAATACCATCCGCGAACGCGTTATTGCCGCTTTTACAACGCGTGCAGCGGCTTTATCCACCTTGCCGGTATTACGTGCACAGCGGTCTATTGGCGAAAGTGAAGCCAAGTTTGTGTCGATCTGGGACGGTGAAGAACAAGCCCACGCCCCGTATTTCGGAGAACAAAAGATAACCTTCCCGCTTGCGGTTGAGTGCATCTGGAAACATGGCGCTACCAACCCTAGCATTTCGGCAAATGCCTTGCTGGGCACGGTCATCACCACGTTTTTAGGCACGGCAACGGACCGGACATTTGGCGGCGTGGTGGACACTATTGTTTTGTCATCCGCTACACCCAGTTACCCGCAAGATGGCGGCAACTACACCACGCTAACGGTAATTTTCACCATTACCTATAACATTATTCCCGGCGATCCTTACACGATGCCAAGCTGATAATCAGCAAAAATATTAACAATTAACCCAACTACGAGGCCGCCATGAGCAACGAAAACAGTTTAATACAATACGAATCCGGAGTTACGCCTTTTGCCATGTCGGCCTTAACCGACTCAGGCGATCACAAAGTATTCACTTCTTCAGCCGATATTTTCTCGGATTCAGCCGGACATTCTCCTGATGTGCG